CCACCAGCCGAACGTGATGCCATTGACTATGATGCCGATAAGCGCCTCGGCAGAACCGTCATCCAGCCAGCCGCGAGTGATCAAGACGCCGCCAACGACCTGAAGAATCTGCCGTATAATCGGAATGAGCAGGGCAATATCCATCACTTGCCCTTTCCAAAGTACATGAGAACGGTCGCGCACAGGCTGGCCCAGAACCCGGACATTGCTTGCGGCGAGGAGGGTTGTGCCTCAGCCACAGGCGCGACAGCATCGCCGGTGGCCTTCACCCTATCCAGAAGCGTTTCAATTTTTGCCGGTGTGACCAGAGCCTTATTCAAGGCATCGCCAGCGTAATAGGTCTCGCCTCTCTTGACGATCCGGTGCGCGCCGCGCACCGCGGCCAGAACCGGAAACGATGCCCACTCCTGCGCAAGCCGCTTGCCGAATTCCATCCGGTCGATGTTTCCAGCCATGAATTCTTCATATCCGCGCCGCTTCAGGAGGTGATAGCCAAGCCTATCCTGCAAGTTTGGGTCGAATATGCCATCATCGGTGTAACCGCCCGGCGAATTGATGCGCACTGTTATATCCGTGTCGCGCCCCACCTCGGCGAGCGCGTAAAGAACGTCTTTCGCCGTAAAGCCTTCGTCGTAATAGCTAGCGCCGACGAACCCGTAGAGCACGAGTTCGCCGTTCTGAAGAACGGGCATTGTGGAATCTCCTGTTAGGTCAGCAGAAACGCATCCGCTTCGCGAACCGGCGGCGAGGACCGCCGCTGATGTTCTGGCATTCCGCCGTCAGGCGCTCGATCTCCTGATCAAGCGCCGCAATGTTGGTTTTGCCATAACGGACTTCGTCGTCACCGAAGCGCACGACTTCGGTCTGCCCGCCGGCGGCAATCTGGACGCGGAGACCGCGCAGTTTTTTGGCTGCGGCGCACGGGTCATCGAGATCGATTTCAGTTTTTCTGATACGGATCGTGTTCATGCCGCATCTTTCTTCTTGTTTGTTTCATCTGGTGGATCGTCCACCGGAAGCGAAGGTTGGTTTGGGCGCTCATAGGGTGAGCGCATGCCAGCGGCGACGTAGCGTCTGTGCTCGCGCTGCTGCTGGTTAAACAACTCGTCCGGGTCGATACCTTTCTGGCCACATTCGATGGCGATGGATGATGTGCCATTTGCAATGCGCTCCGATACGGCCCGCTCGCTCTTGTAATCATCGGCGGTCGGTGCGGCTGGTCCCTGCCACTGTGCCCAGGTAAATTTTTCCCGGTTGGCGACGAAAACTTCGTAAGAGACCTTGAGCTTGATGCGGCCTTCGCCGACCATTTCGTCAAACCAGCTTTCGTAAACGGCCTGCAACATCGGGGCCGCCAGACGTTCGCGCCTCCTGACAGCAATCGGCCAGATGGTGGCGTTCTCCATGCGAACGGACGAATAGGTTGCAGCCGAATGGTCCATGGCGTAGCTGCTGTATGTAACGCCGATTGCGCGGGCGGTTTCCCGGTCAAGGCTGCTGGCAAATGGAAGATATTCCTTGCCTGGCGTAGCAGATGACCGGAATTGCAGATCTTCTCCAGGCCCCAGCTGCGCGACAGTCGGTGTGCCGTTGATGCCAATGGTGCTTTCGCGCGCCTTGTCCATCTTGGCCTGCAAAAAGCCTACGAACTCGTCCCGGAGTTCTTCATCCTCCAACGCTTCCAGCGCTTCAAATGCATCCTTCGATGGGTTCTCGCTTGTCAGCACTGCCGCAAAGATGGATTGCAGGATGGCCGTTTGCAGGGTCGCTTCGTCAAGAACCTCTTTCTGGGCGTGCTTTCGAATCGCAGACGAAAGAACGGAAATGCCGCGAACGTCCGTTGCGTCGGTTGGGTCGAACAGATGCAGGACCGTCGGTCGCCCTTCCGCGTCAAAAGCTGGATAGCGAACTTTCTGGGTGACTCCGTTGACCTTTTCCTCGAACAAATAGCCGATCGGGCTTCCGTCCTCGTCGTGGTAGACGCCCTGGAACAGGTTTTCGAACTCGTTGGTGTCCTGCACTAGCTTGCTCGGCGGGGTCATGCAGACTTTCAGTCCGGTCCTGATTCCCTTCGCTCGGCGCTTGGCGCGAGGCATGTAATCCAGAATGCCAGTGATTTCGCCGTAGGCCATGTACCAACGCAGACCGATATCGACCAGCTGCGGTAAGGTGAATTTGCCCCGCATGTCGCATTCACGCGGGTTCCACGCATAACGCTTCCATTCCCGCTTTATCTGCGCGACGAGAGCGGCAACTTCGTCCGGCGAATAACCGAGTTCAGCGAGTTCCGGCTGTGGCTGCAAAACAAGCTCGACACCGACAGTATCGACGAGAACCTGATCGCAAGCCCCTTTGAGCTTGCCGGAATTCTGGATGAAATCCAGTGCATAGGCGGCGGCCCGCCGCCAGCTTCGGCGGATTTCCTCGCGGTTGTCGACAATGGAAACCTGTTGCGCTGCCAGAACGCCGCTCTTGGAATCGCGCAGCATACGAGCGGTCGGTCGCGCTGCAACGCCCGACACATCTGTGCCGGGGCTGATAGAGCGGCCCACTGCTTTGATGCGGAAGCGCTGCTTCATCGATTTTTCCATGCATTGCGCCGCGCTTCTGTATCGCGTGGCTTTTTCGGTTTCTCAGGCTTGTCGAAGACTGATTGCTCGGCATGACCGAACAAATCATTCTCGGCTGGCACGCCATGAACCTTGACCAGCAGGTCGGCCCACCGCTCGGCGGTCAGGCGAAGTTTGCGTTCAAGGTGCCAGCCGAGTGCGAAGGCGTAAACGGTGGCATCAAACCAGTCGTTTTGGCGCCCTACGATCTTTTTCCATATACGTCCCGCCTTTGACGGGATCAGTTTTCGCTTGCCACGTGATGGCTTGAGCAGGGCCTCTTCATCCGGATCAACGAGACTTTCGGCGGTCAACTCCTTGGCAAAGTCTTCGTCGCAAATGTCGTTGGCGATGTGCAGCGTGTTGCGCGGCCATTGCCCGCTCTCATCGGCCCCCAGCACGAGATTGGCGAGAGAGGCGACGACAGCGGTTTTCACATCGAACAGGCCAACCGGATAGAGAAGAACCTTTGCAATGATGCGCCGGTGCTTGTCTTTGATGTCCCGCTTGACTGGTGTTCCCAGCCACGGGAGCCCCTGCGGTGCGCGGCCATCGAGCGCATAAACGTTCGCGCGCGGTGCGCAAAAACGATAAACGCGGTCGGTCGCGAAACCGGAGTCGACGCCGGAAAGGTCAATACCCTTCATACCGCCGCCGGCGGTCGGATATTCGCGTCCGAAAGCATCCGACAATTTGATCCAGGGTTCGTCGCTTTGGTCAGGGGCTCCCTCGAAAATTTCCCGGTCGATAATCTGGTATTGGCCGCGCGGACCAATGGCGATGACCAACCACTTGATGCCATAGCCCTGCACGTCGGCAGCGGAAACCACGAGACCGGCCCATGACGGGATGACCCGTGAAGGCTGCAATTCCTTGCGCACCGCCTCGACGATTTTCTCATGCTCGACGGCCACGCCGGCAGGGTCATAGGGCAGCGCCAAATCCTGCTGGAAGAATGTGCGCAGCTTGGTGACGTTACCTTGTGCGTCCGTCCAGCGGGACCAGATATCGGCCCAACGCTCGCGCGGAGCATAGGCTGCCCACAGATGCCACGACGGTTGCCAGTCCCTGCAACGCCCCTCGCATGGATTGCAGCGCCATAGCTCGATATCGGCCTCCGGGATCGCCAGAGGAATAGACGGTTCGCCTTCACGGACCCGCCGAGCAATCCATTTTCCTTGCGGCAGCATTTCATGCTTGTGACCATCGAGAATGACCTCGTTGCAGGAAATGCAGCGGAAGTGCACCGGCAGACCTCTTTCGGGGTCTGCTGGCGACATGTTGTCGAATTCCAATGCCTGATAAGTGCGGCAGTGCGGGCAGGGCAGGTAATTATAGCGCTGATCGCCAGCCTCGAAATCGTCGGTGATCGCACAAGCGCCAGCTATTCCCGGCGTCGATCCCTGCCATTCTTTAGCAGTGTCGCCATGCATTTTCTGTCGGGCGCGGGCCTGATCGCGAGGACTGCCGCGACCGTCAACATCGCTCTGGTAGCCGGTGATCTCGTCCATGGCGAGATACTTGATCGATACCATCTGCAGGCCCTTGGACGAACCTGCATTGACGATCTGGCAGAAGCCGCCGGCGAAACGTTTGAATGCCGTAGTCGATCCTTGTTCGTCGCGGCTGTTGACCGGGAGTACCTTGTGCTTGATGCGTGGTGTCTCCTCAATGGTCGGATGAAGCTTGATGCGGTTGAACTTCGTCGCCTCTTCCAAGGTCGGCAGCACGATCATCATCGAGCCGGGGGCTTGGTCAACGATGAAGCAAAACCAGTTTTCGATTGCGGTCGATTTGCCAAGCTGCGCGGCCCAGCGGGCAGTACAGCGGCGCGCCGGATGATCCGGATGCAGACAATCTTGCGGCTCGCGCAGATACGGCACACGGTCAGTGCGGAAGTCGCCCGGCCAAGGCGAGCCGGATTCGGGCGAAACCTTGCGATAGCGGTCCGCATGCTCGGAAATGGTCAGATTCTCAATAGGGCGGCTGGCAGCTTCCAGCCCCCGGAACAACACCAGTTCGCCACGGGGCAATTCCATGAATTGCTCGCGCGGCTGCGGGGCGTTCATATCTGTTCGCTTTCCTCTTTTGGTTCGTCGGTCGTGTCGGCCTCGTCCCGCTGGCGCATGGCATCGATCCGTCCGAGAATTGTCTGATTGAAAACTTCCAGTCCCTTGCGGACAAACGCCTTGAGGACCATACGCGTGGCGCGTTCGTCAAACCCGTATTTCACCGAGGCGTTTGCGGCCTCCGTTTCCAGTGCGCGTTCAAACGCGCTCTGCATGAGTGCGACTGCATCGCGGCCCGCACGATCCACTTCCGACACTTTGGTCAGTGTCTTGCGGCGTTCCGCCAAGTCCATTTCGCGCAGTTCGGCGTCGGCCTGGGCCTTTCGCGCTGCGCCATCGGACTGGCTTCCCGAAAAGCGCGGCGCAGGGTTGAAGTTTCCCTGCGCCGCAATGGTCCGCGTCGTGGGAGGAGCCACGCGGATACGGATATTCTCGTTTCGGTGGGCGACCAGAGTATTGAACTCGACCAGTCGCGCCTTTCCGTTGTCGCGAAGCTCAATCGCTTCGGAATGTTGCTTCAGGTATCGCGACAGGGTCGAGCGCTCGACCATATCACCCATCGCGGTCAGCCGCGCGGCGGCTTCCGAAATCGAAATCCAATCACCGTCCGACATGGCGTCCCGTTTTGCGTTGTGTGTATGCACACGTGCAAGCACGTGTATCCGTGTATCGCTTTCAAAACGACCTACTGGCGAAAACCGGCAGTCGAGCTCGCCCGTCCGGTGGATTATGGGCGGATACGGTCCCTAAAAGGGGGGAGGGGTCAGGCCAGGAGCTTGCGAATGACCGCCTCGACCCGAGGGGGCATGGTCACGGTCGCCTCACGCTCGAATGCATCTCGGGTATCGCCACGCACCATCTCATCGGGGATGCGAACGTCCGACTTTACCTGCATTACACGCCGCTGCGAAGCGCGGCCAATGCGTCGATAGACATGCCCATCAAGGTTCCAGTTCTTCACATGGCGGTAGGGGAACTGCCCGCCCATGATGAAGGTACCGTGGAATACGCGGCGCTTCCCAAATGGCTGCGCGGCTACACCCTGCCGGGTTTCTCTTGCCCTGAAATACTTGAGGCGGATAAACCCACCACGGGATTGCAGCGAATAGAACAGTTTTCCCGGCTTTGCGGTGTCAACGTTCTTCACCGCACGTACGATGACTTGCCGTTCCAGTCCTGTTTGTTTCGTGAGGTTGCGCACCACGCGGGTGCGGGCACGCCGCCCAACCTGATTGACGATGCGCGGCAAAACTTTCGGAAATTCCGTTTGCAGCCGCTTAATGCCGTCGGTGAACCGGCGCAGCCCTTCGATGTTTTCCCACCGATAGACAAGCATCGCAAATTCCGCCCCATGAAACGAAAAACCCCGGTCGCGGGTGCGCCGGGGTTCTGTCTAATCTTTTTTAGCATCCAAGGTGTAAGTCAAGTTTCTGCAGCAGGTCAACACATATTTTGGGGCTCCACACGTTTGGTATCACCAAAAGCCCGACAAAGCTGGATGCCGACCATATCGCGATCATCCAACCATGGCGTTGCCGAACGGTGCGAAAATGTCAACTTGTGGCCTACGAGCCGATCAATGAGTGCTGTTTCCAGCTTCGCGAGGGCCGCAACCCAAATCTGATAGTCAATCCGTCCCAAGATATCGGCAGTCGGGTCAGGCGTCAGAACAAACTTGCGGTAAGCGCCAGGATATGGCCGATGGGCGCGGCGATTGAATCCGTCAACCTCTACCGAGTATTCACGCCCGAAGGCATCGATGGCTGGCCTACGGACGAACCATGACGGGGTTCCCTCGCGGCGCGCGAACACCACGCATTCCGGTTCGGGCGCGGTATAATCTGGCGCACGTCCAAGCACCGCGCTGGAAATAACAAGCGATGCGATGCCGGCGCTGCGCGAACGGGCAGGGCGCAGCATCAGACGTTCGGTCGCCCGCGCCACCGCATCAGCCGTCAACCCGTCGAAATCCTGCCAATCGGCAACCGGGTTCCAGCCATCAGGGAAAGAAACATCATAGCGGGCAAGATCGGCAACCGCCTTACCCACCTCAAGCGCGTCCTCATGCGGCGCACCCTGTTCGACCCACATACCTGGTTCTGAACGGTCGCGGTCGACAAGCGTCATGAGTTCGGCATAGCCCAAAACTTTTCCCCAAGACGAAGCCTCCAGTTGCCGCCATGCAGAGTGAATGCTATCCAGACCATCAACGCCGCCACCTTTTGGCAGTTCGTGGACGAAAGCCCAGACGAGAAGTTCATCAATCGTTACGGTTTTCATGTTTTACACCACTTGCGATAGTTTGCACCAGTTTGCACCACTTAGAAAACTGGAAATCGAATAACAAAATCAAATATTTGCACTAGTTTGCACCAGTTTTGTCTTGTGCATATAATAAGCTTTTTCCCCCATCCCCCTTTTTCCCTTATGTATACATAAGAAAAACTGGTGCAAACTGGTGCAAGTTGTTGAATTCATTTCATTTATCCCGTTGTTTAAACTGGTGCAGAGTGGTGCAAACTGGTGCAAACTACTGCACAGCATAAGTTAAATCATATCAAAGGGTTGCCGGTTTTCAGGAGTGAAAGCCGTGCCGAAGGCGGGGTTACGGGGACGGAGAGCAAGCATCATCGCATGTGCGCCTCGTAATCATCAGAGCCGGACGTGTGAGCGGGTTTCGGAACCTCAATCAGGCGCAGGCCATGGTATTTCACCGCGCGCCCATCCTCGCGCCGGTACTTCTTTTTCATGATCAGCCCGAATCTGGTCAGCGATATGGGCTTGCCACCCTGATCGACGGTGAAGTCAACATAAGCCTGATAGAAGTCCTTGGCTGTCACCTCGCCATGTTCATCAGCTTCGATACATCGGGCGCAGAAAGCAGACGTGGGGTCCATTTCGTCGCGGTATTCCTGCGTTTTCGCCTCGACTGATGCCGGAATGACCAGCCCTTCACGCAGGAAGATCAGAACACCCTCTATGAGCCAGTTCAGTATGCCCGGATATTCCGGCTGGAATTCCGAAACCACTTCCTCAAATTCGCGCTGCTCCTCCTTTTTCAGCGTCACAGGCCAATGCACCACGACCATGCGCCGCCAGATGCCGTTGTCAGTGCCAGTGATGCGAGGATAGCCGTTGCCGGACATGTGCCCGGTGAATATGGGCTTGAAATCGAAATAGCCCTGAAACAGGTCACGGACGGTAAAATCTTCGCCGCCGGTCAAATCCTTGACCAGATTTTCGCGCAAATCCTCGCCTTCGGGCAATTCCTTGACGCGAAGGAAGCGTCGGCCATAGAGCCGCGCCATATCAGGCGAGGCGGCACCGCCGGAATTGCCTTCACCGATGAAGGATTCGGACGGCAGCGTAACAGATACATCGCCCAGCAGACGGCAGAGCGTTTCCATGTAGACGGACTTGCCATTGGCGCCGAAGCCGTAATGGAAGAACAATTTCTGCACGGTGAGGCCCACTAAACCCAGACCGGACGCCACCTGCACCATGCGGCGCACATCGTCGCTCGGCAGCATGCGTTTGAGAAAAGCGTCCCATTTCGGGCATTTGGCGTTCTTTTGATAAGCGACGGGGATGATCTGGGTGATGAGGTCGCCACGGCGATGCCCTTTGATCGCCTTGACGCTGGCGGTTTTGCGCTCGATGGTCTCGGGTATATTCTCGCGGTTGTCGTCGGGATCGTCAAAAGCCGGGTTTCGCACGTGCTCGACCTCACGCGAGAAAATCAGCGTGTGGTCCAGAAGCGCCACTTTAAGCGGATCGGCGTTGAAATCGTCTGGCGAACGCATCACATGCGGTGCCAGACACGTCAGCATCGCTTCCAGCCTCGCTCGGTTCTTCGACGTGACCGCATGGTCCATGCGCCGCTTCTTACGCTTGGCGAGATTGGCCTTGGCATTGGCCGCAGCGTTGGCCAGCCGCTTTTCAGGTTTGGAGCGTTCATCCTCCAGCTTTTTCAGTGCTTCTCTTCCGGCCAGCACCGCCTCAGTTTCAGCAGGCGTATATTCCAGGAACTCTGTTTCCATGGCGATGCGTCCGCCAAGCTGTTGTGCAATGGCGAGCGAGCGCGGATCGCCCGTGTCAATATCCCAATGCGTGCCGTCCCAAATCGCATAGGTCGCCTTGCGGGCCTTGCTCTGGGCAAGCACGAGCATATCCTCACCAAAATGGCGCTGCAGACGTTCCGCGTTATCCGTGTCGGAATGGTCGAGTGCCGCACAGGCCCTCACCACTTCGCGGTCGACTGTCCGATCACCACGCGCGGTGGCCGCTGGCTCACCATCATCCTGGGAGTGTGCATCAGGCACACCATCGGTAGTGGGGTTGCGGGGATCAATTTCGGCAGCTTCCGCCTGCCGTGAGGCTTCAGCCATGATTGCGCGCACCGCGGCGGGTATGTCTTGGGTATTCTTTGTCACGCGGCACCTGCCATCATTTCAGAAAAATCAGTCCCGGCCGGAGGCCAGGCAATTGCAACCTTGCGATCTGGGCGCAGAATTCGTGCCCGCGCCCGCGCCATCGCGGCGGAAGTCATCACGCGCTCGGAATCCCCATCACCCAGAAGCACAATTTCGCGCACATGGTCGCCAACCCAGAAAGCATCCTCCGGTCCTTGGTCGTGGCGCGGAACCGGACCCTGTACCATGACAGTGCGCAGACGGCCCTTGGCGTCCTCTTTCTTCAAGGTTGGGTGCGCAAAGCGCGAGGCAGGGTCGGCGGGGCCGGAGAGATTGCCGAGATCGCCGGCGGCGAAATAGAACGTGTCAGCCCGCATGTTCTCGGCGCGCGCAACGGCCAGAGTGTTTTCTATGCCTTCGCCACCCACCCAACGTTCCAATCGTGGATGACCGGCAAGCGGGATAAGCCCGCCCTTTTTGCTGCCGCGCATCTTTTTGGTTGGCAACACTTCGCCGGTCGCGGTGTCAATGATTTCCGGTCGGCATTTCGGGCGGCGGGCGAGATCAATCCAGGTGATGTGGCACCCGATGACGCCGAGGTCAGGGCCAATGATCGGTGCGATCATGGCAGGCCCCTCATAGACCATATCGCCACCGTGCCAGTAGGCAACTTTCTTGCCAACTCTTAGCCATGCGCACTCGGGGGTACACGCCCCTCTGGATGCAAGGTAATCGCGTCCAAAGGAGACATCTATAAGGTGAAATGGAATAGCCCGGCCATAAATGTTGCGCGCTTTGTTGCGCTCGATCTCGCGATAATCTGCTTGGCTTTTAGCCTGTTTTTCCTGCAATTCGGCATTGCGCAGGCGCTGTTCTTCCAGCCGCAGCAGGCGCGCAGTCCTGTCTTCTTCTGCTTCCCGCTCGCCCCCTTCGGGGATGGGCTGGCCAAGGAGGATAGAGCAGGCTTCAAGCAGACCTTCGCGGCTGCGAACATTGAGGCCACGCACATGCGCTGCCATTCCAATGGCATCATTCCCGCCGATACCGCCTTGGCGGCAGTTCCATTTGTTCTTCTGGGTGTTGAAGGCGAATGTGTCCTTGCCGCCGCATGCGGGGCAGGGTTGCGGGTGTTCGCTTCCGCGCGGGTTGCATTTCAGGTTGAGGCGCTGCGCAGCATCCGCGATCGTGATGGCGCGCGCATCCTCGACAAAAAGTTTCAGGGCCGCACTCATTTGGAGCCACCTGCATCCATTCTGCGTGCAAGCGCATTGCGGCTTGTCACCATGGTATAGCCATCGGGGAAACGGACCAGACAGGAGTTCATGACCTTGGCGCGTACATCGACCGCGCATGGCTGGCCTTTACGGCCCTGCCTGTTCCAGCGGTAGAGATAGGGGAATTGAACAGGAGAGGTCATTCCGCTGCCTCCATACGAAGGGCCAGATGGCTGCAATTCGCGGCGACGAGCGCGGCGGCAACAGGTGGCGAAACGCTGTTGCCACAACATGAGACCTGCACTGATTTCGAGAAAAGCTCGCCATTGACGCCGCGCTCAATTTCGTAATCAGGCGGGAATCCTTGCGCGAGATAAAGCTCGCGCGGCACTAGCATGCGCATGCCGATGTCGACGATAACATAGACAACGCCGCCCGCTTCGATAGTGACGAACTCGCGCTCGTCCCAGAATCCATAGGAACGCAGGAACGCTGCCACTTTACGCGCCCGGTCGGCCTGCGCTGGCGTGAAAGGTGGCACGTCGAGCGCGGCCTGGACATGCCCGTGCCGGTCTTTCGTCGTGGCCGTCCTGGCAGGCTGGGTTTCTTCGCCGCCATCGCCGGTGCCATAGTAGGCTTGCAGATATGGCGCCACGACGCTTTGCTGCGAGCCTGTTTGCGTGACCGTCGAAACCGGCTTGTCCATGGGGCGACCAGGATTAACACTGCCCTCGCGGCGGCTGTCATTATTATGTTGCGCCATGTAAGCCGTAATCAGGCGGGATTTGCCTTGGCCGTCCGGCATAACAGTATGGGACGGCTCATCAATGCCGTGGCCGGTCGACGTCCCGAAATCGCGGACTATTGTGGGCGCAACAATGGTCAGCCCGGCCCCGCCTGCCGTAATGGTGCGCGTCGGCTCATCCGCACCATTGAAAGGCTTGCCAGCATTTCGCATCGTCATCAGATGCGGGGCGACAACGCCCAAAGGAGCCGCACCGCCGGGCCGTTTGATAAAGCTGTTTGCGGTAACGGTAGAAAGCGGCTCGCGAGCGTCCTGCCCCGTGGCTCCGGTGTTGAAGCGGATAACGGACGGCGCAATTAGGGCATTGGAAATACCACCAGCCGTGACGACACCGTGCGGTTCGGTAAGGGGGTATTCCCTGCGCCCGCCACTATCACCATGGGCTAGTGATGCAAGGTGCGGTGACACGACAGCCTTTTCGCCGCGATGCGCGCCGGTGATTGTCTTGAAAGGTTCGTCGGTTGACTCGACCCTACCGCCATGGGTCAGGTTTACAAGAAACGGGCGCTCGGCATCCAGCACATAGCGCTTCATGCCGCGCGCGACACGGGCCATGGTATTGCCAGCAAGCGGACGGACAGACCGAAGCCCATGCTTTTCCATAATCTGTTCGGACGTGTCGAAAATGGAAGGGCAGGGCAGCGACCAGTCGATGATTTCCGCCGCTGTGCGCCATGGTAGCTTGCGCCCGGAAATAACGTCGGGATCGGTAGGCGCACCATGTGTCGGTTTCGGCCACACAATGGGCTGGCCGTCGAAGCGGATAACAGCGAAGAAACGCTTGCGGATGGTTGGCGCGCCATAATCGCAGGCGCGCAACTCCCGCCATTCTATCTTGCCCCCAAGCGAGCGGATCTTGCGGCACCATTTTTTGAAGTATTCGCCCTTTCGTTCCGGGTCTGGCATCAAACCGCGTGCGGTTTCCATCAACGGGCCGTAATCCTGAAACTCCTCGACGTTTTCGAGAATGACAACATCGACTTTGCCGCCGCTGCGCTGAATGCGCTCGATCCAGCCGGGAATGATCCATGCGAGGTCGCGAATGTTGCGTTCGACTGGCTTGCCGCCCTTGGCCTTTGAGAAGTGCTTGCAGTCCGGGGAAAACCAGCCCAGCCCGACATGCGCGCCACGCAGATAGTCGAGCGGGTCGATTTTGTAGACATTTTCAGAAAGGTGCAGTGTTTGGGGATGGTTCGCCTCATGCAGCGCCAGCGCGGCCGCATTGTGATTGATTGCGATATCCGGCGAACGACCCAAGGCCATTTCAATGCCGGTAGATGCACCGCCACCGCCTGCGAAGGAGTCCACAATCAGGGGGAGGTTCATTGTGCACCCCCGGTTTCTTCCCGCCCGCGCACGCCCCAGCATTGTTCAATGCTCCAGGTGCGGCAGATGGTGTTGAAATAGGAGCGAACCTCATAGACCGACATGCCAGAAGCCTTGGCGATTTCGCTTTGAGTCATCCCCATTTCACGAAGGAGCGCCAGCCCTTCGATAATCATGACTGTCGGCAGGTCAGGCGTGAAACTTTGAGGCGTGATGCTGCCGGGCTGGCCGAATGTGATCATGGATAAACCTCTCGTCTGGTGGCGAGTTCATTGCTGTCGAAAAATGAAGGGGAGCGTCCAAGCCAGGCGCAGAAAGATGCGAGGGAGTCCGGGCCGATCGCTTTGCCCGCGATGACGCGATGAACGTCGTCAGAGGGAACGCTGCACGCTCGCGCAACCTGCTGGATGCTCATACGGAAAAGGATTCTCTTGCGGTCAACGAACATGCCGAGCACAGTGAAGTCGGTTGTGCTTTTCATGCCGTCGCCCCGTTTGTGAACAAGGGACCGAGATCGGATGGCTCAACGTTGGAAACCGACATGCGCCATTCTTTTTCAATGCGGCGCGTGGCAATGTCAGCATATTCCGGATTTAGCTCGATCAGCACGGCGCGGCGACCATGGCGCGCAGCTACAAGCCCTGTGGTTCCGGCCCCGCCGAATGGATCGAGGACAACTCCCTCTTTCGGGCACCCCGCAAGAATGCAGCGCTCTGCCAATTCCGGCGGGAATGTCGCAAAATGCGCTTCGGAAAACGGCTTGGTGGCAATCGGCCAGACGGAAAGCGGCGCAGGCTCGAAATTGCGAAGGAAGCGGCCGTTTGCGCCTTGTTCTTCCTTCGTCATCTGGTCCCAACGATCATTGAAGACGTCGTGACGCCGACCGTGGCCACGTTGCTTGTCTTTTCTGACGCGGTTATGAGCGACCGGCGAATGTGGGGTTTCACTGCCAGTTGCCCAGCCTTGCACGGGGTGCGCGAGACCCGTTGCGCTTACCTGCCGTACTGCCTCGGCATCATAATAAGCGCCCATGCGTATCCAGCGTGCACCCTCACGCGACGGGTCGGTGATGAAGGGGCAGCGCTCTGTCAGATCCGGCGAAAAGGAAATCTCGCCCGTATCCCGCGCGCGCCAAACGTCGCCATCATCCGATTTCGTCAGCATGAAGATTTTTTCATGCGCGGCGGATGGGCGATAAGCACCCGAGGAATCCGGCATGGGGTTGGATTTGCCCCAGATGATTTCCGAGCGCACCCACCAGCCAGCGTCTTGCAGGGCGATCGCAAGCCGGTTCGGTATCATCAGCAGGTCTTTGGGCTTGATGCCACCGCCAATGGTCGAGAACGGCTTGTCGCGGAATGTCCGGTCGTCGGTGCCTTCCGCCTTGTAATCGGCGGCAGATTTGCCGTTCGGCGTGGTGGCGTAACAGTCGCCGTAATTGATCCAGCATGTGCCGGTGGGCTTCAGGACACGGCGCACCTGCTCGAACACGGCTACCATCGTTTCCAGATGCGAAGCGAGTGTCGGTTCAAGTCCGATTTCAAGCGGCTTCAATGGGTCGCCATCGGCGATATACGACCTCAAGCCCCAATATGGAGGCGAGGTCACAATGCAATCCACACTGTCAGATGGCATTCGCGCGAGCGCGGCCATCACGTCGTCGACAATGATTTCCACGCGGCCGTCGAGCAGGCTGATAGTCATCGCGTCACCGCCCAATAGAGAAACGCAGCATAAGCGCCGCCGATGGTCATCCCGGCGCAAAGCGAGGCGAGCAGAAGAACGATATGGCTGGGGCGTTGTGCGGGAGAGGATCGGCGCGCCATGGCTAGTCATCCCCGATGACGCGGAGCGCAGGGTCGCCACGACGTGCATTGGCAATGTGGCCGGAAAGCTCCCGGCGCAGGCCGGAAATATTGCGTTCGGCATTGCTCGCCACCTTGTCGAGCTGCATGGCTTCGGTGCCCGTGACCTTACCGTCCGCGAAAACGCGGGCGCCGACGCTCATAACCTCGCCAACGCTTGCCACGAGTTCAGAGTGGGCGGCGAGCAGATTGCCCGCTGCGCGCACATCGTCATCCGGCTCGGCCAGTCGGCGGTTATTGAGCGATGCCATCACCGATGTGACGCAAAGCACACCGCATTCGTTTTCAAGCTTGTAGACCACATTGAGCGGCATCAGGTCGGTTTCGGTCGACAGGTTCCAGCGTCCGACCTGGCTTTTGGAGAAGCCGGATAGCTCGACGACGCGCTCGATGCCGCCGCAATATTTGATGAGGTCGCGCTGTGCCGACTTGATCCTCTGGAACCATGCGTCTGTCAGTTGCGTCATGGGGAAGTCCTCAAAAGACAAAGCTTTCCCGTGGCGGGAAAAGCCGCTGTTTTTTCCCGTTAAGGGAATGGGTTTTTGGTGTCAGTTTGCCGGGGTCAGATCACTACGGCGGGCCGCTAACCTTCACACGCTGAAGCGGGCGCACCAGCCACCGGAAAAACGGAGCAACAGCACGATGCCAATGCCGAATGCGGAAACCGCCCTTGTCATGGAACGGATCAAAAATGCGGCGGTCACCAAGGCCCTCGAAGAGCTTGCCGTATTGCTTGCTGGCAGGATCGATTACCGGCATTACCGGGCAGTGAATGCGCGCCTTGTTGAAGTCGTCGAGCGAATGCCAGTAGTCCCACTGAAATTTGCGGCGGGCGTGCAGGTTGACGCGCTCGATATGGAGATGATCCAGCAAAACTCGGTAGGCATCACCATCAACGCGATAGACGATGCCTTCAAGGCGGCTCGCAAGCGACTGCGCTAGAGACCGGCAGAAGGTTGCACGAAATGAGTAAGCTTCATGCGCACATTCTTCGCGCTTCAGGCGGGCAATTTCACGACGAACAAGGAGATGCAGACGGCACAGGCGCACCCGGTTCAGATCGCGGCGCGAATGGCCGGTCAGGAAAGCGCAGGCTGCGTCATCAAGGCGGCGGAGGATTGAAGTCATGCTGGCACCTCAGCAATAGGCTTTATCCCGTAAATATCCGGGCGAAGTTCATGACGGGAAACACCGGTAAAGGCTTCAACTTCGAGCACGCGTTTTGGGGGTACGACATCCCATTGCAAGACAGCAGAGGGCGTCAAACGCAAATGGCGCGCCAATGCGCTGGCGCTGCCGGCTTTGTCTATGGCGAGCTTGAGGGCTCCGGAGGGGTCAAGGTTCGGTTCCATGACTTGATATAAGCATAACTTAAAAATGAAAGCAAGAAACTCTTAAATGGACGGGAAACATGTTTAAGCTTCACATGCTGCCCATGAACAAGAATGAACTGGCGATCAAAGTTGGAGCGGCAATCCGGACTGCGCGGAAGCAGCGCGGCTTGGTGATGCGCGAGATTGCGGCCCATCTGAACACTCAGACCGCTGCTGTGGGCAACTGGGAAATTGGCAAGAATCTACCGTCGACGGAAAACCTGATCAAGACTGCCGATTTATTGAAAGTGGATGCAGCGGCTTTGGGTAGGGGCGAGGTAGTGTACCTCGACGATCAGCCTGTAAATGAAGCGGAAATTATCACTGATTCTCACGAGCTGCCGAAGGGGCCGCTAGACGTTGAGATCAGGGGGGTGGCTGCAGGTGGCGATGATGGCGACTTTTCGCTCAACGGGGAAATCACTGGATATGTGCGCCGCCCGCCTGGGCTTGCCGGCATTCGGAAGGTGTTTGCGCTTCATGTGATCAGCGACAGCATGTGGCCGAGATATGAGCCCGGAGAGCTTATTTACTGCGGCGGACGCGAGGCCGTGCCGGGCGATGATGTTGTTATTGAGATGTTTCCGGTGAAGGAAGGCGAGATAGGTCACGCCTATATCAAGCGCCTTGTCCGGCGCTCGACATCGGAGATTATCTGCACGCAGTTCAATCCTCAAAAAGAACTAAGCTTTGATCCTTATGCCATCAAGAACATGTGGCGCGTAATCCCTCTCCGGGAACTATTAGGCTATTAATCCGGGACGCGTTCGCGCGTTCTCGGTCGAGTTCAGTTTTGAAAGCTGGACTGAGAATCACATTTTTCCCCGAATCTCCATTGCGACGGCATTCCGCGCAGTACAGTTTCAGCCCCAGATCGTTGATCAATGTCCCGTATTTGAAGCCGAGCTTGTAAAGATCTTGCGGCTTGCGCCATCGCACGTGTCCACAGTCTCCACACTCAATCGATATCGAAAAAGTCTGTCCAATTGTCGGTTCTGGCGGGAACATGGCACCCCCTTTTTTACGCTAGTATGTTCTTATTCCGTTCTCATAATTGATTCTTTTTTTGGCAATGTCGAATCGATTCTTTTATCTGTGGATTTCAAGAACCGCTTGAATTAAAATATAAGTTATGCTTACATTGCGCCATATCGTTCAAGTTGGAGGCGAAGCATGACACTTCCATTCACACATTCTCAGGTGCACAAGGCGGCCGTTTCACGGCCGTCATTTCCAATTCGTAATGCCGACCCGCGTGAGATGGAGCGCACCCCGCATCTTCGTGCGATCGAAATGGCGAAGACGATGCAGGACATTGCAGCGTCGTCTGGCGCCGCGACCTTCAAAGACCTGATCCGGGCCGGTTTCACTTCTGCTGAGATCATCGAATTTGGAACGCAGGCGCAGAATCTGGCTGCGGAATGGAAATTGGAAAGCCGGAAGCCGGTTCACGACAATCTCACCGACATGGTCATGAAGGTGAAACAGCCGGTTCCAAATCGTCCACCCATGACTGTCGATCTCACAACGTCAACGCAGTTCTATGAAGCTTGGGGCCGGTATTGCGCCAGCCGCGCAGCACTTATGCTTGACCCATGGGCGCCGCAGCGCGAGCGCTGCATCTGTGTGCTTCAGGAGTTTCTCAACTTCCTGCCCCTGCTCCCGGCAGAGCGTGCCAGGCTCACTCTCGCAGCAGAACAAACCCTGCCGAAAATACTGGCTCGCAACGGGCGGGCACCGTCATGACAGTCACAGAGGCCATCGCCGCAAGCGTCATTGCATTTGCTCTCCCATTTTTCTCGCTCGCCTTCGGTTTCCCGCTATGACGACCATTATCCCGACTTTTCGCCCCGACGGTTCACTCATGAACCTCGCCCAGCCTGTGGAAGGCGATATCCACTGGCCGACAATCGCTGGTGCCTTGTCGAAGATTGCCCGCTTCAACGGTTTCCATTCTGGCCCCATGCTTTCCGTCGCCCAGCATTGCGTGATGGGTGCCGATGCGCTCGCCAGTGAAACGGGCAACACGACCATTGCGGCCTTTTTTCTCCTGCATGATGCGCATGAAGCGTTGATCGGCGATTGGTCGCGACCGGCTGTCCTATTTCTAGCCGACACATTGTATGACCTGCACAATGTCCCGATGCAGAGCGTTCGCGAAGCGGTCGAAGCCGTTAAGGCGCGGCTCGATCAGGCTATTTATCGCAAGGCCGGCCTGCCGCCCCACGTGCCTTTCGCCGTCAAGCAAATGGACGAGCGCATGCTGCGCGCCGAAACGCTCGCATTGTTCGGGAAGAAGGGGCTGGCCAATCTCAACGCTCCCGAACTGCCGATGCCGAAGCTGACCGGGGCGATCAAGCCGTGGGCGCCGATGAAGGCCGAGGAAGCATGGCTTTCGCGCCTTTCCCGCTATCTGGGCATCGACTGGAGGGCGGCGGCGTAATGTACAATCGTCATGAAATCATCGGCCGTCTTGGGGCTGATCCCGAAGTTCGCCGCTCAAGCAATGGTGACCTCATTGTCACGATGCGCGTGGTCACGTCAGATTATTGGCGCGACAAGCAGACCGGCGAGCGGAAAGAAAAGACCGAGTGGCATACGGTTGTCATATTCAACCAGGCGCAGGCCAAAACTGCGGAACAATACCTGTCGAAGGGAAACATCGTTTTCATCGCCGGCAAAAGCCGCACGCGCAAGTGGGAAGATCAGCAGGGCAACACGCGCTATTCCACGGAACTTGTGCTGGAAAGCTTCGGCGGCGAATTGAAGCTCATGCCACAGGGCAATGGCGGTGGCCGAGGCCCAACCAGCCAGGATGATTACGGCGAGCAGCACTCGCGCGACCAATCGAGCCAGACCGCCAACTCGCATGGCGGCGGCTACAGCCCAGCTTTGGATGACGAAATCCCTTTCGCGCCTGAATGGCGCGGATAACGGGCGAACACGCCCTCAACCAGCAGAGGAAACCATGCAACGCATCCGCGATTCCAACACCATCATCGGCCTTCTGGAAAATGGCGAACTGGCGCAGCGCCTGACCAATGAAATGATGGACACTCTTGCCGCCTTGCAGGAGCACACCGGCGGACGGCCCAAGGTCAAGGCCAAAGGTTCGGTCACGCTCAAGCTGAATATCGAAGTGGTCGACGGCACAGTCACCATTGAAGCGGAAACCAGTTCCAAGCGCCCGAAGCCGGTTCACGGATCATCGTTCTACTGGCTTCTGGATGATGGCTCTCTGTCCACCCAGCACCCCAAGCAAATCGACATGTTCGGCGGTCCTCGCGATGCATCGCGTGGCGTGACCGACGTAATCCACGGCTAACCACTCTGAAAATCAGGAGCTAAAATGTCCGAGAATACTGCAACTTCCGAACTTCTGCCGGCGCCCCTCAAAACCTTCGATATCCGGGCTGCCGCCGAACTTGGCGCGCGCGCAGAAGGCGCCGAACTGATCACCATCCTGACCAATGACCAGATGGTAGGTCTGCCTAAAGCCATACCTGCACTGCTGGTGCGCGGCCGAGAGCCACGCATTGGTAGTGTTTCTAATCTGCTCGAAGAACATCGCCTGCACCCCGCACGCAAAAATGGCACGGCCCGCGCGCAGACGCTGGAATCGCTGATCGATCTCACCAACCGGCACAAGACAGAAAATTCCGCTGTGTTTGTCGATCTCAACTGGCAGAAGCCAAGCATGACAACCGTGATCGACTATCATGAAGCGAGGAACGGTGGCATTGCCGACTTTCTGTCCCATCGCATCCATTACGAGTTTCCGCTGTCCGAAGAGTGGAAAATCTGGATCAGCAAGGACGGCGAGTTCATGGAGCAGGAGAAATTCGCCTACTTCCTTGAAGATCGCATTCCCGATCTGGCGTCACCGTCCGACGCTGATGTTGCCAATATCAAACGTGATTTCTCCTGCACCGTCGCCAACCCTAACCAGTTGGTCGATCTTTCGCGCAAGATGCAGATCAACGTGGAGTCCAAGGTCAAGGTCAATCACACCTTGCAATCTGGTGAGCGCCAGCTGCAGTGGGAAGAAAACCACGTTGGCTCTGATGGCAAGGCCGTCACAGTGCCAGGCATGTTCATCCTGTCAATCCCGGTATTCTTTATGGGCGATACCGTTCGTATTCCGGTGCGTCTACGCTACCGCGTCAGCAGCGGCAGCGTTTATTGGTGCTACCAGATTTATCGCCCGGACCAGATTATCACCCAGCATCTGGAGCATTCGGTTTTCGACGTCAAGACGAAGACTGAACTGCCATGCTTCGCGGGCAAGCCGGAGGCAGCGGCGTGACGGTCAGTTTCAGCATAGAAAGGGGAGCTTTGCTCCCCGCCCTTGCGGCGGTAAATCGCGCCGTTGAAAAACGCAACACGATCCCGATCCTGGGTAACGTGTTGCTGGCCGTCGAGAATGGCGAACTGTGCGTTACCGGCACGAACCTCGACATTGAGGTCAAGTCGGTGGCGAAGCAGGAGGGTTTGCCCGTTATCGCACCCTTCACGGTACAATCTGGGCTCTTGCATGACGCCGTTAGCAAGTTCGCTGACGGCAGTGTGGTCACGTTTGAAGGCGACGAGACGCATGTGAATATCAAGTCGGGGCGATCCCGCTTTCGCTTGCAGGTGTTGCCGGCGACGGACTTCCCTGAAATGTCCGCAGGTGAATTCACGCACGAATTCGCCTTGCCAGGCAATGTGCTTGCGCGCGTCCTTTCCACAGTGGCGTTCGCAATCTCGACCGAAGAAACGCGCTATTATCTGAATGGTGTTTTCATGCACAACGACGGGGAGCATCTGGCCTTCGTGGCAACAGATGGCCATCGCCTCGCGCTCATGAAACTTGATGCTCCGGCAGGCAGTGCAGGTATGCCGCCAATCATCGTGCCGCGCCGCACCGTTGCATTGCTCCAGCATTTTGCGAAGGGCGATGAGGATATCGTTCTAAAAATATCCGACCGTAAAATTCGTATTATGCTTCCTGACGGGACCGCCATCACGTCGAAACTGATTGATGGCACATATCCAGAATATCAGCGCGTAATTCCTGCCAATAATGACAAGGCTTACACCATTGATCGCGAGGAACTTGCAGGCGCGATCAATCGCGTGAGCACTGTTTCAAGCGAGCGCGGCAGGGCTGTGAAATTCAGTTTCGGCCCGAGCGAATTGAAGATGGAAGTCACCAACCCCGATAGCGGGCAGGCCGAGGACAGCATTGTTATAAGCGAAGGTCACGACGACGAAGTGACAATCGGCTTCAATCACAAGTACTGCCTTGATGTTCTGGGCGCCGTGTCTGCCAAGGAAATGCGGTTCGAATTGAGCGACCCTGGCGCACCCTGCAAGGTTTCGCCCATCGGGGCCGAGGATGGTGGCGTGCCGCCGCTTTTCGTCATCATGCCGATGCGGGTTTGAGGCGTAGCCATGCGGAAAATCTGGAAGCAGATCATCAATTTGTTGCTAGCCCTTGCATCTCTCCTGGTCTGCACGAAGGTATTCGGACTCAGCGAGGAAACATCGGTTCTAGCGGTTGTTCTTTCGTGGGTGCTTCGTGTCTCCGCGCAGATCGAAACGCTCTTGGAGGAGCAGAAACGATGAGATTTACTCTTGCATGGCTTCTTGTGGGTGCCGTCATCTATGCCGCCCTCTACATCAAAAAGCTCCATATCGAGCCAAACAATACTAAAGCTTATGAAAAGCTTCCCCTGATCGTCCGAATCTTTGGTGCGGTCCTGTTCATCATTGTCTGGCCACTGACTTTGCTGGAGTTTCTTTCAGGAGATAGCAGCGATGGCGAATAAAGCGAACAACACGCCGTGGGTTGAGCATAGCAATCCCGATTACTGGTCAGTCGACACGGGGGGTAGCAACACCTTCACATTCATCGGCCCAGAGGACGGCCATCCAGTTGCGGCCGTCATTGTACCAAGTGCCTTTGGCATGGATCATATACTGGACAGGTATGTTGCCAGAATCCTTAACTCCTGCAACTCGCACGATGTTCTTGTCGAGACATTGAAAAACGCGCGCGCCATTATTCAGGAAGATCGGGACGCGGTTTTTGCAAGCGTTACCGTGGGCGGCGACGTCTCAACGATTGCGGATATCGACCGAACTTCGGTTGATCGATTGGATGCTATTCTCACCCAGATTGACGACACATTGTCGAAGGCGGGAGGCGTCGAACATGGCTGATAAAACCCATATCGAATGGACGGATGCAACCTGGAATCCGATTACTGGTTGCAGCGTCGTTTCGCCCGGATGCACCAATTGCTATGCGATGAAGCTCGCGGGCACGCGGCTGCATCATCATCCGTCCCGTATGGGCCTTACGGTTCCCTCGAAGACAGGGCCGGTCTGGAATGGCAACGTTCGGCTCAACCGCGAGTGGCTCACCCAGCCGCTTGAATGGAAAAAGCCTCGCATGGTGTTTGTCTGCGCGCATGGCGACCTTTTCCACGAGGATGTGCCAGACGATTGGATCGATCAGGTATTTGCCATCATGGCGCTTGCTTCCCACCATACATTTCAGGTGCTGACCAAGCGCGCAGATCGGATGCGAGATTATCTGACCGCGAACGATGCCCGGCACAGACCAAGGAAAGATGCCGTTGAAGTCACCGGTATGAACATGGTGATGGAAGGACTTGTCCAGCAGCCAAAGCCCACAAGCTGGCCGCTGCCGAATGTCTGGCTGGGTGTGTCAGTTGAGGACCAGGCACGCGCCGAAGAACGCATTCCAGCACTGCTCGACACGCCGGCGACAATTCGCTGGGTGAGTGCCGAGCCATTGCTTGGGCCAGTTGACCTTGATTGCATCAAGATTCCCGGCGTGATCAGCCCTCTCGATAGTCTCCGCGCCGAGGCATATGCCGACATAGCGCACGGTCAATATTCGGGTCAGCGCATGTATTGCGGGCTGAAATATGGTTGCGGGCGCGGGATTGATTGGGTTGTCGCCGGCGGGGAAAGCGGGAAGGGCGCACGCCCAATGCATCCGGATTGGGCGCGTTCGTTGCGTGATCAATGTGCTGCGGCCGGTGTTCCGTTCTTTTTCAAACAGTGGGGTAATTGGCATCAGGTATTTGACCGAGAGGTCGAAGATCCTGACTGGCGTCGATGCGATGTCGTTCAACGCGAGAACCCACACGGCCAGTGGCTAAACCTGAAAGGTGGGCAAGGCTTTCATGGCGAGCGAGTTGTCTTCGTTGCCCCTTCTTCCAAAGCCGCTACAGGGCGCCTGCTAGACGGCATCGAACATAACGCGATGCCGGGAGCGGTGTACCATGGCTGATCGATCCCGAAAGATCAGGCCGGGCAGTCGGCTGCAAAACCGTGAAACGAAACACCCTGCACGTGTGATGACGATAGCCGAAGGCTGGGCCATGGTGCGCCCGACGAGCGCACAGCCCATCCTTGTCAACATGCGTGAGATATTTCTGAAATATGAGGTGACGAAATGGTAGCGCACAACGCACTCACGCGATTTGAGGAACTGCTAACCGAAGGTGAAATTTGCAAACGGTTTTCTGCGCTGCTGGGTCTGCGAGAACTTCGTCGAGCCCGTCAAAATGGCGAAATCACCTATGTTTCCGGCAAGAAGGGGGCCGTGCTTTATCATCCGTCCGCCGTTGCCGCCTATTTATCTCGTAAGGAAAAAGAATGTCAGAACGTCTCTGGGAGTATGGAGATTACTGGATCGGCACTGAGGGCAATTCCGACAACCTCTATGCCTACTGGTACAACAAGCGAAAGCGAAAAGTTGCTCGCCGATCACTTGGCACGAAAGTTCTCAGCGAAGCCCAAGACAAGCTCATCGAAATCGTCGGAACGCTCCAGGCAGATTCGGGACGTGCGCCCGAGCGCGTGATGATGCTGGCGGCGCTTGACCACTATTACGAGAATGACGTTAAGGCCAAGCCGTCCGGGGAGCAGGCGTTTCGCGCCATCTCAATCATTCGGGAATTCCTGTTGGAGAAAATGCTTCCGACCGCCAATGTCGCTTCTTTCGGCCCTATCCGTCAGCGAGAGTTCATGCAATGGAGCCAGGAGAAATTCGGCCACAGCCCTGCCTACATCGCTCGGAATCTGTCTGTTGTTTCGGCCGCATTTCAGATTGGGAAAAAGCTGCTCGTTGTCCGTGATGGCCTCGGCAACGAGCACGAGGTTCAATTGCTCGATAGCGCGCCAGAGGTGATCACTCAGGCAAAACAGGTTGCCGAGCTTCTTAACGTGCCGGAACCGAAGCCGCGCGACTGGCTGCCCACGTTTGATGAGTTCGGCCACTTTATCGATATGATCGGCAAACGGCAGGAGAACCTCTTCCGGTTTGTCATCCTCTCGCTTAACACGTGGGCCCGTCCTGATACCATCATCGACTTTCGAGACACCGAAGATCGGGTCAATCGGAGATTTGGCGTCCTCGATCTAAATCCGACAGGCCGTCGGCAGACCAATAAGTATAGGCCGAAAATCCGGCTGACCCAGAATCTGCACGGATGGCTGGATAGATGGAAAGCAGAGGAAGAGGCAGGAGAAGCGAAGAGAACGGCTGATGCGATCGGCGCGCCGATGGTTTGGAATGGTCAGCCCGTCACCACCATGAAGCGGACATTTAAACGTCATGCCGAGGAATGTGGGCTTCCGCAATTCACCCAGGGCACAATTCGGCATTTCATGGCTACGATGGTCCGTCGAGAAAAGCCGCGTGTTGACAAAGAGCAGCGCGACGTTTGGCTTGGACACGATGAAGCCCGAACGGCGGACGCTTATGAAGCGTTCGATCCCGAGTACCTTGCAGACGCGATGCACGCTACTGATTCAGTTATTGGGAAACTACAAAAATGCACCCATAGACCGCTATTTGCACCCAAGATGCACCCAAGTGGACCAATCGAAGAAAAATAA